CAATTAGACTTAATACAATAAAAGTAGACCATATGATATACTCATAGTTTCTATGCAACCATAAATGAAAGTTATCTTTTCTTAAATCTTTTACAACTTTAAATGATATACGACCTAATCTTTTGTTATGCAACCAACCAATATAAGAGTGTAAAAATCCTTTGTTAGGACTATGTGGGTCTTTATCAGTATCAGCGTGGCTGTGGTGCATACCTCTATGTACAGCCGCCCACCATATCGGACTACCTTGTACACATAGACAAGATAGAAGTAATAATGGTTTACGTAAATACTTTTTTAATGTTATTGACCTATGACTAACAACTCTATGTAATATTACAGATGACCCTAAACCACAAAACAATACCCAACCCATAAACAGATATAACCAATTAGGTGATGTAAACAATATACCTAATAGTGCCAATATCTGTACAGGCCAGAATACTAAACATAAACCTATAATCCATCTATTCATTAATAACCACCCTCGTTCTCTTTTATGTGTTCTAAAAATGGGGATACTTTAAAATTTGGTGTTAAACGTCCTCTGACTTCATTAGTGTTGTCGTCAAATCCGTCACCAACACCTTCCCAATTTGTTATATTAATCCTATATTTATTATACTTGTATGAATAACTATATTGACTATCTTCAAACACACCGCCTGTTGGTTTAAATTTACTAGTGATTAATTTTTTTAATTCATCAAAACTATAATTTTCATCTTTGTCTATCATATAACGACCAACTTGACCTACGTTTCTAAATTCAAAAGAAGTTCCTACTCTATAATTAAGTGTCTTCATACTATCTTTGACTTTATCTATTACCTCTTCATTCAGACCCTTTATTATAATAGTGCCGACAGATATTCTTAATCTTAATTTCAATGCATTAAAAAGTGTGTTCATCTTTTTTCTAGCACATTTCATATTATCTGTTATCTTATAGACTTCATCATTGTCCCAACCTGTCATACTTAAATAGACCGTCTTTAGTCCGGCATTTTTCAACTTTGTTAGATAGTTTAAACTAGATGTTCTTAAACCATTTGTTGCTATTGTTGTTCTATGACCTAGACTTGTAGCAACTTCTATTAACTCTGGCAAGTCTTTATGTAGAGTAGGTTCGCCACCTATAAATCTGTATTCAGTAGGTTTCTTAAATTTTTTAAAGAAGTCTATTAACAATATTTTAGGTATGTCTGGCAAATCTCTGTTTGGTAGATAACAATTTGCACATTCCATATTACACCTATGCACAATATCACAATAGACATATTTAAACGGATTGTTTTCTGGTTCGTATTCTATCATATAAGTTGTTTACTTCTATACAGATTATTAATTCTACTAAAACTATCATACTCATCTTTGAAACTAATACTTAAAACGACTCGGTCGGACTCGGAAAGATTCTCTACTCCGTGAGGCAAACTAGTATTTAAACACGCCGGTTGATTAAGAACAAACCTTTGTGTTTCTTCTACCTTATTATATCTCTTTGCGTTTGTAATAATCTTCTTATCTCCTAAATTAATATCAGGATTATCATAGTCGCCTTTTGATTCATAAAATATTGTATTCTGACTATCGTTAGTTCTTATGGGTATATTGATTGCAACATTTCTATTATCACTATGAGGATCCACCACACCATTTGCCATAGTTTTAAAAAACTTGACATTATCAATAATCTCTGGTCTCTTGAATTGTTTTACAATATAATCTACTTCTTTTAGATTGACATATTTTGTATGTAAACTATTATGGTCTTGATTGCCGTACCTAGCCCAATCATTTTTATTATTTAAAAAACAATTGTATAAATCTTCTTGATTATATTTGAGTTCAGGTATATAAAAATAACTATCTTCTATATTCATTATCATTTTATCCAATTCGTACTAGTATTTATGATATAAATAGTATGGTACAAGGAGAATTTGATATGATTACAATAGATGGTAAAGAGTATGATGAAACTAAATTTAGTCCTGATTTACAGAATTACCTAGTGGTAAGACAAGAAATTCAGGTCAATGCTACAAGACATAAACTTGAGCTTGAGAAAATTGACGTTTTGACAAAACATTATAATGCCAAGATAGTAGAATTATTAAAAAAAGAGCAAGAATCAGAGAAAAAATAGATGGCTGCTATAGCTAATTTACAGATAGACCAAGGTGCTACGTTCACCTCGGATGTGACCGTCAAAGACGCAAACGGTAATCCGTTTGACTTGACTGGATATACTGCTAGGGCTAAATTAGCTAAAGGCTATCAATCAACAAAAACAAGACAAGATTTCACAACGACAATCGCTTCAGCAACTGAAGGAAAAGTTACCTTATCACTTACAGCAACTGAAACCACAGCACTAGAAGACACTAGATACGTTTATGACCTAGAGATACAAACAGGTGACGTGGTTACAAGAGTAATTGAAGGTATTATCTCTGTTCGTCCTCAAGTAACCACATAATTCTAACTACTTTTTGTTATAAATATAGTAAGAAGAGGGAGAATAATGCCTGATATAACAGCTAAAATTAATGTAAATACAAGTGCCGGTCCACAAAAAGTTTCAGTAACCTTACCCTCGGCTCAGGCAGCTGGGAACGCCACTTTACAATTAAAACTTTTAAATGATGTTGATACAACAGAATTAAATGATGGTGCATTATTACAATATAGAGCTTCAGACGGTAAATTTGTAACCAGAACGGAGATAGTAACCACAACCGGAACGCTCTTGTTTAATTGTGGTAACTTTTAAGGATAAAAAATGGCAACTATAATTCAGATAAAAAGAAGTTCCGGGTCATCATCACCAGCTACACTTAAACAAGGAGAAATGGGTCTTACGTTTGGTGCAGGTACTCAAGCAAATTTAGGTGATAGACTATTCATAGGAACAGGTTCAGTAGATTCAAATGGTAACGCAACTAGTATAGACGTTATTGGCGGTAAATATTTTGCAGATTTAAATGACCACACTCACGGTGCTTTAACTGCTAGTTCAACTATTATTGTTGACTCAAACAAAGCCATAGATGAAATGATTGTCGGTAACTCGGCAACAAATGGCGGACAAATAAAATTCAATGAAGGCACAAACAACGGTACAAACTTTATAGGTTTGAAATCACCAAATAGTATTGGTGCTACAACAACATTTACACTACCTAACGGTGACGGTTCTGCCGGTCAATTTATGAAAACTGATGGTGCAGGTAATTTATCTTTTGAAACTATCTTTTCTAACATTGATTTAGCAGGTGATACTGGTTCAGATACTTACAATACAAATGAGACTTTGACTTTTGCCGGTGGTGCAGGTATGCAAGCAGCGGTTACTGATAATACGGTAACTATAAATGCAACAGCATTAACAGATTCAAATTTATCAGGTAGTGCTGGAATTACAAATGCTAATTTAGCAAATCCTCAAGTATCTTTAGGTGACCAAACATTAACTTTAGGTGCGGCTGCTACAACTGATATTTCAGGATTAACTTCACTAGTTATTGATGATATTACAATTAATGGTCAAACATTATCAACATCATCAGCAAACAAAGATATTAATATTAATCCACACGGAACAGGTACGGTAAAAGTTCCTAGTGGTTATGAAGATAGAGCAGGATTTACAACTGACTCATTAGCAAATAAAGCATATGTTGACCAAGTCGCTCAAGGTTTAGATACTAAACCATCTTGTAGAGCAGGTACTACTGCTGACTTATCAGCAACTTATGATAACGGAAGTTCAGGTGTTGGTGCAACTTTAACAGCAAGTTCAAATGGTGCTATCGTAGTTGATGGTGTTTCACTTTCAGTTAACGACAGAGTTTTAGTTAAAAATCAAACAACAGCTTCTGAAAACGGTATCTATGTTGTCTCAACGCAAGGTGATGGTTCAACTGCCTTTGTATTAACAAGAGCAACTCCTGAAGACCAACCATCAGAATTATCAGGTGGCGCTTTCGTATTCGTAGAAGAAGGTACTGCTAACGCAGATAACGGTTATGTATTTACACATACAGGTGCTCCAACTTTTGGAACAACTGCTTTAGATGTAGCACAATTCTCTGGTGCAGGTCAAATAGACTCTGGTGCCGCTTTAAGTAAAACAGGTAATAGACTTGATGTTGAAGTAGATAATTCTTCAATAGAGGTAAACGTTGACGCATTAAGAGTTAAAGCATTAGGTATTACTAACTCTATGTTGGCAGGTAGTATTGCAAGTTCTAAATTAGCTGACCCATTATTTTTTACAGACGAATCTTCAACGCAAGGTTCAGTACAACTAGGTGGTACTTTAGAATTTTTAGCAGGCGAAGGTATGAATACAACTGCTTCAGGTAACACTTTAACAATAACAGGTGAATTAGCAAGTACAACAAATATAGGTGTTGCTAAATTTACTTCAGATAATTTCACGGTAACTTCAGGCGAGGTTGAAGTTTCTACTATTGACGGAGGGTCTTTCTAGTGTTTAATGTTATTAAAAAATGGTTTGATAGTGTTTTAAAATCA